TCTGGGATCACCTCTCCGTTTGCCGAAAATTTTAGAAGAACAGGTCTGACACTTTAGTACGTTAAAGTGTTAAACTTCACCGCGTTAAAGTGGTAACGTATGAAAATATATTGTTAAAAATTTCACGGAGGGGTGTTCGAGAAAGTGTAAACAAATCATGTCACAGATATTAACAAACTATGAACTATAAATGATCAATAAAATTCTCAAATAAAATTAAAAAATATCAGTAGACAAAAAATCAAACCATGATACTATATACATGTAACAAAGATAAAGAACACAAACACAAAGTAAAGAAAGTGAGGATTAAAATAATGAAAGCCGAACAGAAACAAGAAAAGGCAAGGTTAATTAAAGAAGCGGGGGAATGTTTAAAATGTGGACGTACTATAAGAGAGTGTAAAAGCGACAGACTTAAAGATATGATGAAAAGAGTCTCAGCAAATGTTGTTCTTATTGATTTGTGTGAATTAAACCATATAATAGTTTCAAACATTTGTGACGGAGATTTTAAAAGTGTACAACCGTACATTGAAGAAATCACAGAACGATTAGGTATATGTCTAGCTATCATGAAAGCAAAAGGCGAAAATCTTAATGAAGTTGTAACAGATGAGCAAATAGATTATGCTGTCGAGTATACCATCTTTGAGCAAACAAGGAGAAGTGATGAGTAAACCGATTAGAAAAGTCAACATTCCAGAAACGACAAGAATCAACTTTGTCGACAAGCGCACGACCATAAAGGAGACTGAAAAAGATGGTGGAATCAGCTATTACGACCTTGATTCAACGTTACTATGTGAGGGTTATTTCACAAATCAGATTCGAGGGGTATTGCAAAAAGTGGAAACGGATAAAGAAACGTATTACACTTTCACCTTTAACAATGGCAAGGAAACACACTACCGCAACTTTTATAAGTTGCGTAGATGACGGCATATATGTATCTGGTTTGCCACCGTAGAATTATAGCGCAACATACTATAATATAAACGGCTGATATTACATACTAATATAACATTACACTTCAAACAAATAACAAAAAGGAGACTTAAAATTATGAAGAAATTTGAACTTGTATCTGGTGACGAAAAATGTGTAAAGCTTGTAAAAATCAATGGTACAACCGCCCTTGCAAAAGATGCAAAACCATCTGGCAAGCTTTTAGGAATTGTAATGGGTACAGATGAAGATACCTTCAAAGTTACCTATTACTTATGTATTGAGACTGAAGAAGGTTTTGGCATTTATGCAACAGGTGTACAGCGTGAAATTGACAAGATTGCTGATTTGTTAACGGACGCGGTAGCAGATGGGCATGATTTCATTATTGAGTGTACAACAGGCATTTCAAGAAATTCTGGACAGACGTTCTTTAAAATCATGGTAAGAAGCTTTTAAACACAGCAACGGTCAACAGTGCGGTTGATATCCAAAACATAGAACGGAAACTTAATCAATTGTTCAATATAAGGGACTGGAAACAGTCCCTTTTATAATTACATAATGTTAACAATTTGTTCACAAAATATCTCATATTTGTTCATATTTATATGTTAAACTAAAAGAAAAAAAACGAAAGTGAGGTATTAAATATGTATTTAGAAAGCCAATTATTACAACTTCAACACGCTATCGTATTAAGAGCACTTGACGATATTAAAACACCCGTTTTAAGACTCAAGTACTACCGCGAAGTTAGAAGCTCACTCGAACTGTACGCGCCGCTGTATCATATGACAGCAGATGAAATGATACAAAGTGCAATTGCAAGCGGCTACATCGAACCTTTTACAGAAAGAGAGGTAGAGGAGTATGGCAAGTAAACAAAAAGAGCGTGTTGGCGAAGTCCAACGCGCGAAAGGGATTTTATATGACGTTTCCAATGGAAAGTATGTCTTGCTCAAGAAACACTACACAAAAGATGAATCACTTCTATTGCTTAGAACTTTAGGCAAAAGAGCACAAACCAGACTTGCAACCCTTAGAGAATACTTTAGCGAACGCGGTAAACGTTACACTGGTGAAATCAACCCTATATACGACAGATATAAAGGGTTCGATATTAAATATCAAGGCTTATCCTTGCAAGCGATTCAGAAAAAAGTATCAACAGCAATCGAGATATTAAATGCCAAACAGTCCACTTACACGGGATATAGACAGCTACAAAATAAGGCATATCAGAAAATGATAGAGAATCATCCCAAACTCAAAAATTTATCTTTTGAAGATTGGAAGAAAATGACGACATATATGGGTGCGTGGCAATCAGCTCACGAGGGCGAACAGTACGACAGCGAACAGTTACTTGCTTACGCTAACTGGGCTGGAAATACACTAGGTAGTGGCTTTGATGGATTAGCAACAATGAATCCGGAAGATGTTGACCTTGACTCATGGTTTTTAGATGTACAACGTGAGGGTAGTTCCGGAGAGTGGTTATCTCTTGATCAAGATTTTGACGACATTTAAAGAGGTGTAGACAATGGCAAAACGAAAAGAAAAAATTTCATATTGTAAAAAGTTTCTTTGTTTTGACATTGAAACGACACACGAACACATATCAGACGATTGTGACATTATATACACATGGCATTGGTCTGTCATGGATAGCGACTATAATTATAAAACGTGTTCTTCATGGTCAAACTTATATGACTACTTACATTGCCAATATCAAACTTTTTCCACTCAAGGCGAAAACCGTCTTATCGTATATGTTCATAACCTCTCCTATGAAATGGAAGCAATAATTAGAAACCTTGAGGGGCATACCATGACAGGCGGTTTCTATATGGACACTCACGAACCACTGTATCTAATCATTGACGATGTATTGGAGTTTCGTTGTAGCTACAAGTTGACAAACAAAGGTCTTGCGGCTTGCGGAAAAGACGTGGGGCTTGAAAAGCTTGAAATGAACTACAAAGATATTGTAAAACCAGGCGAAACGTTGCCGCAAGACAAAGAGCGCTATACATACCGTGACGTTGAAATCATGGTGGCAAAAATCCACCAGTTGGAAGAACAGGAAAATAAACCGTTCTACGAATTTCCTTATACAAATACTGGGTTCTTACGTGACGAACTTCGCGCTATCATGAAAAAAGATAGCAAATGGATGAAAATGTTTCGTAACACTTCGCTTGACTATGACAGATATGTGATTTGTCGAAAAGCGTTCATGGGCGGCTATACACACGCTAACTACATGTACGCGGGGCAAATCATGGAAAACGTTGATAGTTACGACTTTGGTAGTGCCTATCCTTTTGCCATAGCAACAGAAAAATTCCCAGTAGCACCGCTTAAACGCTTGCCAAATGCTAATATTTATGACTTAAAACGTCTCCTCAACACAGACAACTATCTATTCATATGCACAATCACAGCAAAGAACGTTCGCGCAAAAGGTACAATGACATATTTATCATCATCGCATTGCGAAGTGTCAAGCGATAGCGTTTTGGACAATGGTAGAATTTTCAAAGCTGACATGATAAAAACTACATGTACTAGCCTCGATCTTGCTATCATTTTGCGAATGTATAAGATTGATGCTATCCGCGTAGATGAATGTTATTATTGTAGAGCTGACTATTTACCATCTGGAATTGTTTGCACAATGTTAAAATATTACAACAACAAACAGAGTTTAAAGCATGTAAAAGGCGAAGAATTAAACTACGCAAAAGCCAAAAACCGTGTAAATTCCTTTTTTGGGATGTTTGTGCAAGACCCTATACATGATGTTGTTACACTTGACGGCACGGAGTGGACTTTAGAACACTGTGCTATCACAAACAGAGAAGAAATTTCCGCACAGCTTGAAAAATTTTATAAATCGTTTAGAAGCTTTTTGCCATACCAAATAGGCGTTTTTATACCGGCATGGACACGTTACCATTTAATGCATGATATAGTGTCAAAAATTGATAGAAATGTGCTTTACTGTGATACAGACAGTGCAAAAGTTATCAATCGAGAAGAATGTTTGGAAGTAATAAACGGTTATAACGACTATGCAAAATATAAAATTGACCTAGCAATAAAACGCTATGGTTTAGATTATAAACTACCAGATTTAGGAGTGTTTGACTGGGAAACTGAAAAAACTGGTGCATGGTTGAAATTTAAGACTTTTGGTGCTAAGAAATATATATATCAAGACACTGATAACAAATTGTATATGACCGTGTCGGGACTCTCGAAGAAAGCCGTAAATTATCTTTCATCCATCGAAGATTTTGAAATTTTTACAACTTTTGATAAAGATGTGTCGGGGCGTACAATATCACACCCAACAACCAACTCAATCCCAACTTATGACAATGGCGGCATATGGATAGAGGACACCACTTATACACTTTCAATCTCTCCAGAATATGGAGCCTTGATTGGAATAGACGTTTATAGCATCAAACCGACAATAATAACAAAAGAGGGGAAAAAAGAGAATACTGATATTGATATAAGTAAACGTTTAGAAAAATTTACGGTGAAAACCAAACATTTATCACCGATAATACTAGAAAAGATAGGAGAATAATAGCATATGGAAATAGAAAATTTATATATTACTGTTGGCGATGAAACCTACATAAACATTCCATCACTGTATACTTTAAACGCCGACGTGTACATTGTTTTTGGTGAACGTTCCGCTGGAAAGACATATTCAGTATTCAAGGGACTGTTTGACGACTATAATGCAACAGGTGCGCAATTTGTTTACATGCGTACACGTGAAGATTATCTGATACGTGGTAGAGCGTGGGGCGCTGTCGCCAACATCAAACCTTATGTTGAAAAAACTTTATGGAAAGAAGAAGCAAATCTTAACTATTACAGCGGTGTCTATCGCAAACAGGAGTTGGGGCGAAACAACAAATGGGTATATTCACCATGCGGCTACAGTTCATCTATTGCATCATGGATGAAATACAAAGGGAACGGCTACGATTCAGTTAAAACTATATTTTTAGACGAATTTATCGAAGATGTGGACACCACTACAATCATACCACTTTCAAGAAACGAATTTTTAAAGGGCTATAGTCAACAACTGTCAACAATAGTTCGTAGGCGAAAAGATGTTAAAATTGTAGCATGTGCAAACAGCATCAACCCCAAAAGCCCGCTGTTTGACTATTATAACATAGACGCACGTAAACTTGAACAGGGTAAAGTTTATATTTTTAATCGCAAGATTGACGATGGTGATACACTGAAAATTTGCGTACTCTATACCGAACCGCCAAAAAAAGCGCACGTGTCAAAACACTTGGCTGTTTATGAGTCCCAAACAAACGATATGACTATAAACGGTACATGGCAAGAGGAAGTTTATCCAGAGATTTATAATCATTTATCATGGAAGTGGTACGCGGAACTGACAGTAAAAACCAACCGCGTATATATAGCGGACTTTGGAATAACAGTTATTTTTCCAGAAAAACAACGTTGTCCTATGGTAATTGTAGATGGTAAATATAAATCGAAAAACAATATTCTCACAAATGAGCTATATTTACCGACGACACGAAAATTGATAGATTGGATGTTATACTATAAACGCACCTCACAAATCTGTGCAAGCTCAAAAGAGGCAAGCGAAAAATTTAATGATTTAATAAAGCGAGTCCTTATTGACAAAAATTAAACACATGATAAAATATAGTTGGGACTACTAGACAGACTGTGAAGAGCAGAGTAGTTGTGCAAACTGTCAGCACGGGCGTGGAGACACGCCCACCTTATTTGAAAGTGAGGTGCAAGATGGATATTAGCGCTGTTACACAGATGATAACAAGTGTTGGTTTTCCTATTTGTATGACGTTAATCTTATGTTACTACATCAAGTACCAGACAGATGTTCATAAAGAGGAAACAAAAGAGCTTACAAATGCAATCAATTCCCTTAGGGAAATGATATCAGAGATTAAAATAGAGTTGGAAGGTGGTGAAAAAGAATGACGTATTATGAAGTAATTAAAAAAGCATTATTTATGTATTACCATCGTGACGAATACGCTTATTTTTATGGTGCAAAAGGGCAAGTGCTAACTGACGAAGTTATGAACACTTTAATCAGTCTCGAACCCGCGTACTTTTCAAAATACACAACACAGGAGCTTGCGGCATATAAAGCTTTCTCACGCGGTAAAATCGGACTTGATTGTAGCGGCTTCGTTTCCGCTGTTGTAGGTGTGCAAAATTACAGCACTGGACACTATCATGACGGAGCAGAAAAAACAACACCGCTTTTAGGTACAGAAGGAAACGGCTTATATTCATCTTTTGGCGGTAAAGGTAGACACGTTGGAATTGACATTGGCTATGGTTTCTTTCTGCATATGCCAAAAGAGGGGCATACCATCGAGTTAGGCAGAATCGCAGAATATGACTGGGAACACAGTTTTCACTTTGCAAACATTAACTATGAGGGGGCGAAAGCATGATAGATATAGATAAGATGGTGACAACATTAAATATTCCAGACGGCATGACGGTTGATGAAATGCGAAGAATCGTAGTTGACGTTTTAGATATGGCGAAAGCCTCAAATGAAGCAGAGAAAGCAATTGCAACAGAAAACGCAACACTGAAAACGGAAAATGACCGACTTAGTAAACAGAACTTGGAGCTGTTCAACCGTGTGACAACTTCCATTTCTCCGTCAACAAAACCAAAGGAAGATGACGAAGAAGAAAAAGAGGAAGTCACAACAGATGATATTTTAAGCTATTACATTTAAGGGGGTATGAATTATGGCAAAAACAACAAAACCGCTGACAAGCGCGGAGCGCGGTGTCAATCTTTTTAACGATGCAAGACGAAATTCTTCAAATGAGTACATGCGCGCAACAGGTGAGGTGACTGTTGCAACGTCCATTAGTCACGCAATGACGCCAATCGTAAAGTATGCACCTTTTATGAATGAGTTTCTTCATTATGTTGTAAACAAGATTGTTATACAGTCGGTAGAAAGTAAGATGTATAACAATCAGTATTCCATGCTTAAAAAGGAAGGTTTCCCACTTGGTACAGACTTAGAAATGAACTATGTCAATCCCGCACTTGGACGCGACTATGACATTTCTCTTGGAGCAACGCTTTTACAGGTAACAAAGCCAGATGTAAAAACTTGCTATTTCCGACAGAATCGAAGACGACAGTTCCCAGTAACAATTCCTCGTGAACTTATGGAAGGTGCATTTACATCATGGGAGCAGCTCGATAGTATGGTAACAGGCATGGTAACAAGCCTGTTTAGCGGTAACGAGATCGAGGAAGAAAACCTCATTAAGAAGTTAATCCAAACTTCTGTTAAAAACAACGTTGTAATCAAAAAAGAGATCGCATGGGATGATGCCGACCCAGCCGCTTCTTCTGTTACGTTCATCAAAACAATTCAGAAAATCGCACTTGATATTACACACGCTTCAAGTAACTTTAACAATTACCAGGCATATGCAACAGCACAGGGAATCGTGGGCGCGACTCCGGCTATTACATGGACACCATCCGACAGTCTCTATCTGTTTGTAAGAAGTGACGTCTTAGTTAACTGCAACGTTGAAACGTTGGCGGGGGCTTTTAATATGAGCAAAGCGGACTTAGTAGGACGTGTGACACCGTTCCCAGACTTCAATTATCTGGACTTCGATTCTGCGATTGATCCTGCCACAAAGTATTGGAAAACAATTACAGATGATCAAAATATTTTAGCAGTAATTGCAGATGTAAAAACATTTGAGTACCGCGACAATCTGAGCACAAGTGGCGACTTTTACAATGCCGCCGGACTCTACCAGAATCAGTATTTAAACGTATGGCAGACATACGGTATTAGACCGTGGGGAAATGCTGTTGCAATTTGTAAAAATGCATAATAAAGGGGGGATAATATGACAACTGTATACCTTTTCGATTCGCCATTCGACGACAGCGGTAAACATTTGTTAATCCCTAAAGAAAGAAACGCTGAGGGGTTCTTGAAAGAACTTCTCAGCGTTCTTCCTTATAAACGTTATGATAACGTTACATGGGAAAGACAAGGACAGACTTTCCGTTGTCCAGTCCGTGCCGATGAATTAAGACGATATAATTACATGGCATATCAAAATGAATCAAGAATTGAATTTGCATATATTATTGACTATCAGTACGTAAACAATAAACTGACATATGTAAATACATCTGTTGATTACTGGGCAACTTACATTGATAAATTCACATTCCATCCGTCACCAATCATGCGACAGCACCCCGCAAGTGACGGACTATTTGCAAACTTTTACCCCGAACCAACACAAGTTGACAGGTGGGAAATTGCAAGAACTGAGTACGGTTTTTCAAAAGACGACGACGACAGCGTTTATCTCATGACCGCCAATAATACTGACACCTACGAAAACCGTTCTAGTGATTTCTACGCGGCAATCGCAAATTTCGCCATGGGCGATTATGGACAAATCAATAATTTCTTTTCGTTGGTATCTGTCAACCCTTGCGAATGTGGCGGCATAGTCCAGAGCAACACGAGTAAATTGTCAAGAGCACAAGCGTTAGAAGTGGTTAAACGCTATGCAAAGTGTGGGCGACAAGAGGATATTATCGGAGCTTATCACGTCCCCAAATTTTTCGCCACTGAGGTTAGCGGTGAGAATCTGGACAAAGTTGACAACCGAACAGGAGAAGTTGAGCTAGTGCAGTCCTTTGTTGAAAAACCTTTATGGAATAAGTTATATACCTCACCTCAGTTTAACAAGCTCACTGTTAACTGTGGCGGCAGTGCCAAAGAATACGATTTCCGCTATTTTGATGAGTCCGCACTACTCGCCAAAAAATTTAAATTCAAGTGGGCGGCTAATCAATCACAACTGGGCGGTATTGTTATTACACCGCAACAGTACGGAAACGGCACAAACGGAGACTATTCCCTTGCAAGTAGTACGTGGGATAGTGTACAGTTATCGACTACACAGTTAAACAACAGCGGAGTCATGCGCGACTTTGGAAATTTCGGCGTTGCGTCAATTGGAAATCTTTTTTCACTTGACATTAAAGGTGAGTTACAAGCCGCTGAGACTTTCGCGGAAAATTTGGGTGCTAAATTTGAAGAATCTGACCTTACAATTGGCAACCCAACAGGCACTATTGCAATGTACAACGCTCTTTTCCCTATGATATCTGTCGCGTGGTACTATCCGTCATTACAAGATATCAAAAAATTTAACAACTACTTCTGTATGTACGGCTATAACTATAACGGCAGTCTTGCCGACATTGTAATTGATTCTTTGCCAATTGTTAACTACGTACACACAAGCGGAGCCATCATCACCGCGGAGAACGCACCACAAAACGCAATCGCATACATGGCAAACAGGCTTGATAGCGGTGTATGGTTTTGGCACGGTATCGGAAACTACAAACACACTGATAAGATTCTCGAAAATCATTTTCCAGAAAGTGAGGGTGGTTAAAATGGCAACTTATATTGGCGAAGCTTCTAAAGATGAAAACGGCAATCTTAGGGGCGGTAGAGACGGAGATCAAAACGGGCTTGAAGTCCGCGTAACTGGGTGGTTTCCGCAAACTGGGGACGGTAGGCGTTGGGATTGGATAGCACGTATTCGCAACCGTCCAGACGTTGCAAGAGGAATTGCTACACTCATGATAGAGTCGTGTGATAATCAAAACGTTGGATATAATCAAGACAGGCGTGAGACATTTACAAACGAATGTCGAAAAGTGGGGTGGAAACCAAAAAATGTCACTACACCATGCGCAACAGACTGCTCTGCTCTAGTTGCTTGTGTGTTGAACTGCCTCAACATTAAAGTGAGCACAAGCATGAACACATATAGCGAACTCGGCGAATTGAAAAATACAGAGCTATTTGACATTTTATATGACAGTAAATATCTGACAACAGGAGACAACTTGCAAGTTGGCGACATTTTGCATATGCCTGGACACACAGCAATAGTTGTACAAAATTCAGAATCAACACAACCAGTTCCCGAGGAAAATAAAGAGAATGAACAGGTTGGTGCGCGAATGTGGATAAATTGGCAAGTGTTCGAGTCTGGTAAGGAATATTCTGACAATAGCGGTTGGTATATAAACGGAGATAAGGGTAGAGCATACGGGCGATATCAATTTGATTACCGTTACGGACTAGTCCCATTTATGCAATTTTGTATACAGCACTATCCAAATCTTTTTAGTGGATTCCAACCATATATTGATTTGGGTGTGGGCAATGAACAACTTGTTAGCAACAGCGGTTTGAAACAGCTTTTCATGGACTACACAAATAATCACTTGGCAGAATTTTCTAAAATGCAAAACTGGGCGATGTTTAACAACTACTATAGTTTAATTAGAAGTGAAATACAAAAACATTTAGGCTATGATGTTTCAAACGTTGGTGCGTATGCCGTGGGAACTGCCGCAAGTATCGCAATTCGTGATAGTGGATACTGGGACGCTGTAAAGGATATCTTCACGGGAACAACAGGCAGAGAGTTAGAAAGTGATTGGATAAAATTAGTCATGGCGCGTCAAAACGCTAAAACGGGAGCGAATGACGGCAATCGCTGGACAACAACACAGTACAACCGCGTCTTTGCTGACATGCAAGCCCAAACAGGTGTAATCCAAATCGGAGAAGGAACAATTTCAGACTCCACAACCTCACACGCCCCCGTCAATCCCGCGGGAAGTGACGCGGGTAGTGCATCTGGTAGTGGCACGGTCGAAGTTGTACAACCAACAACACCACCCCCACCTATTGGCGGTATTGATGCAAGAAATACGTTTTGTCCGTATTGGTCTTTAAAATACTTTGCGAATGTACTACCACTGAAAATTGATCATTGACAATGACGGTCAATACTGTATAATGTAAGTGGAAGGTTGAGGGTTGAGGGGTGTGGGGTGAGGGTGAGGGTGAGGGATAAATACTCAATGTTCCACGTAGAACATTGATTGTGAAAGTGAGGTGTTGAGATTTGAAAAGAAATACTAAAAATCAGAATACACAGACAGAAAACCTTTTAACTATCGGTTTGTACTATACGTTTCTGCGTAGGATTGCTGTTGATGCGTGGACTTTTGAGGGACTGCCGTTTGATGATGATGATGTTTACAGACATGCAAATAACATTTTGAATGAAAATTTTGTGCTCGGCAAGCTTGGGGGACTTTGGAAAGAAGATGGATTTTATGTTGTCGGAGATTGCACAACGTCAAGTACTAAAACGTGGTACGGTGGCGCGACAAAGTATCAATGTAAAACGTTTGTTAGCACTGTCAGTAGAGACTTGAGCGAGGTGGCTACTTTAACGGCTAGCCTGTCACCGTTTACGGACTACGACATTGTTTCTATTGACGGTCTATGCCGACATTACGCGGCTTTGCTTTACGAATGTGACAGGTGTATAAACGTTAACCTCAAAGCGCAGAACACGCCAGCAATTTTGAATGCACCTGATGGACAGGAATTGACTTTTGCTAATATGTACGAAGAAATCGCTGGTCATAAGCCTGTTGTTTATACTAGAGATATGTCACCGCTGAAAAGTCAGTATGACGACATTCGTCAAATTGTATACCAGACGCCAGCGCCATTTGTTGCGGGAAATGTGGAACAATTGAAATCTATGCTTATGTCGGACTTTATGTTTATGTTGGGTGTTAACGGGCGAACACAAAGCAAAGTTGCACAGGTATCAAGCCTTGAGGTTATGCAAGACGCCCCGACACTTATGGTTCTCAGAAACAGTTATGAACAGGCGCGGCAGAATTTTTGCGATCAATGCAACAAGAAATTCGGCTTGAATGTTACGGCAACGTTTAACGATTCCAATATTGGTGATGTTGGACTTCTTGACCAATTCTCTGTTATGGACACCAACAGGGAAACAGTGAAGGAAGTTAAGAACAGCGGTTTGGAATCTCAAGAAAGTGAGGGTGAGGATAATGAGAATTCCAATGATTGATACTAACTTTGTAGATAATGACAAGTATTGGTATGATGTGGGGGCGGCTTATACTCTCCATGTGTATGATATTTTGCAAAATTCGCAAATTGGAAATGATCGTAGATCGAATAATAAATTGTTTGATAATTACGACTTTGCCGCGTTCGGACTTGATGTATACCCTTTATTTAGTGAGGAGTTTAGAAAGCCTATTAACGATATGATCATTCGGCACTTTCTGGAATGGGAAATTGGTTATGAGACAGATTTTCTTTTCCGTGAGCACATGAGAGGTGACATGGCGCGAATTATGCCCGAACTAAACATCAAGTTAAAAGCACGGTTTGAAGCTTATAACACTGAGAAAATGTTTGAGACGGAAAACAGCGTAAGTGAGCATGTAAGTGATGATTGGCATAAATTTTTGGACACTCCTCAAGGACAAACTGACATGATTGACGACAACTATTTAACAAATATGAGTCAAAATCATGTTGATGACCGCACGACTCACACGGGTTCAAGTGGGACTGCCGCGGCTAATGCACGGAGTTACACGGACGCGGTTTGGGATTTTGAAACGGAAATTTGTGATAAACTGAAACATAATTTTTTAGGTTTGTTTCGATGATTGACGAATATTTAAAGTATGGTATAATAAGTTTAGCATTATGAAAGTGAGGTGTAAATATGGCAAATATACCAATTATCAATCCGCCAGATAAAGAGCATTTGGGCTTTTGTTGGCATCATCAATTTACAATTCCTTTATTGTTTGATGATTGTTTAAGTCTTTTACAGAAAGTTTGTGCGCTTTGGGCAAAATTGAATGACGTTATTGACGCATTGAATGAATTTAACGAAGAATTTAACGCTTGGGCGAAAAGTGTAGAAGATTCATTAAAAGATTTGTATGCGAAGTATGAAGCATTAGACACTAGAGTAACAAATATCGAGGAGCAGTTGGAGTCAATCCAAAACGAATTGACCAATATCAAAAATGATATTTCAAATATCGAGCAACGTTTAGATAATGTAGAGAATAGAATTTCAAATGTTGAAAACGAAATTACAGATATTAAGCAGTCAATTTCCAACATTAACAACTCTATTACTCAGATTCAAGCTGACATTACTGCGTTAGAGGCTAGGGTGAAAAAGTTGGAAGATTTGTTGAAGAATCTTAACATCATTCCACCGATTGATATTTATAATGCTACAGATGAGGAATTCAGAACTGGACTTTGGCAGAATTGGTGGAATTGGTTAAAACCTAAACTATTCTTCAATGTATCTGATATTGCTAATGGTTGGGAATATTCTTCAAATGTTGTATGGTGGGACACTACGACACGTTTACCGCGGTATTTTCAGTTAGGGCGTGTAACACAACCTATAACATTATGTAAGTTGCCTTTTGTTGCAGTCAGAAAAAATACTTTTGATCATGAGCCAACGATTGAAGACTTGAGAAATGTTAGTCCCAGATACGACAACAGCGCTTTCACTGCTGGAAATGGATTTTTTGATTTTCCACTGTCAACCCCGTTCGGATTCACCATGGATGAAATCAAATTTCAAACTTCGTACATTCCCTTTTTGCCATCTAATAGCAAGCTTTACTATTCTAGAACAGGCGGTTATATTGACTCGATAAAAAATATCAACTGTGGTGTACGTCTTCAAGTACCGATAACAGGCACATCAGCTAAACTCTCTATTGCAAGTGATCTCTTAATTATGGGCACATGTCCTAATAGCGTCCCTATTACAGAGACTACAAAGTGGGATATGTACATTTACGCTGTTGCGGAAAATGGATAATTTTAGAAAGTGAGGTAATTATATATGGATTTATTGAAATATTTGGAACCTATGAAGAATTTACCAAAAAGTTTTTCCAATCTTGCGTTTTGGCGTGGGGTGAGAAAGCTGAGGGATGAGGTTGTAAATGCTTTTGAGTATGTGGATAGTTGGGGGGAGAGCATCGAAAGTGAAATCAAGCCTAAAATGGTTACACAAGTCTTGAACACTCGAAGCCCAAATTCGAACCCTGCAACAGACCTTTTCGAATTTAAAGTTGATTACTCCGTGGGAAATACACGTATTTTTACATTTGATCGCGTAGGCGGTACTTTTCCAGAATTTCCAAAAAATGTTTTACCATTTGTTACGATATATTTACCTTATTCATATATAAAAGACGTTGGAACAGAATCAACTTCGGGAACACTGCCTATTTTAGGAAGATTTGTGTTTGATAGTACAGGAAATGTGATAAATATTGCAGCTGTTGGCAACGCAACCCTAACTTTAACAAACACTGAATTGTCAAAAATTAAAAATGACTTTACATCTGTACTTGGTCAAGTTAGAAATTCGAATTGTGTAATTGAATTTACAAGATTCTAACAAAAAAGCCGCCAATAAAGGCGGCTTTTTGTTTGTTATTTGGTTGGGAATGTGATTTCCAGGAGATGTTTAAGGGATATCAAAACAATTCCCATGTTGCATAGCTCTTTTGAAGTTTCAACCTCTTGCACTTCATGAAAGAATGCTTTAAGCATTCGCTTTGCTATTTTGTCTTTGCCGTATTTAATAAGTAAATCTGCAATTTCGTCATACATCTGGTTTTTCTGTTTTGTGGTTAATGCATCCATGGTCAAGCCTCACTTTCTTCTATTATGCCAATGTACATTCCACCGCGTACATCTCTTTATAACCTTGCATTTTCAGCACTTCTTTAGCACGTTTTATTGCGTTGTCACAGCTATATCCGTTACATGCTACATATTCGGGAAAGACTGAGTCTGTGTTTTCGTCATAGACTGCTATTTCTACTGTGTATGCTCTGTATTGTTTTCTCATTTTATACCTCACTTTCTCCTGTCAATCTCTTGTGGATATCGTCACGAGTCACCCAGTATTCGATTGTCATATAATTTGTTGAGCGTCTGCCTTTATAGAAACATGGTCTTGTGCGGACTACGCCTTTTCCATACTTGCCGTTATATACGTGTACGGTTGAACAACCTTCGTTCATATATCCTGGCACATCTGCACATGCGACATAGTGCAAGCCGCGTCTATGGCAGTATGCGCGAGTATCATCCAAGAGTGCGTTCATTTCTGGGATATCGTCAATTGTGCTTCGCTTATAAATTCCGTAAAGATTCATATTTACTCCATTTCTCACCGTCAAGCCGATATGACAGCTATGATATTAGTATTTCAGTACATGTCTATTATATCTTCTCGATTTATGGAACCCTGTTGCTTCTTCAACTTTTGAAGTCCATAACCCGCATTCTACATTACACATAGAAACTTTTCTAGTAACATAATTGATATAATCATTGGAAATTTTATTTTCGTCTAACAATTCACCATTTCTAATATACATTTTAGCAAGTCGTCTCTCATATGAGCGCCCAGATTTACACTTGTGCAAATCTTTAATCAATTCCTTGATTTCTCTGTATAGCTGTAAATATAACTGTCGCTTTTCGTCAAGCATGTCAAAATCAAGGTTGACGAGAGTGTTGAGGCTAACGTGATGCCATTCTGGATTAGTAATTGCTTTATATCGTTCCCATGTTTTGCCGCAAGTTTCTTTTCCCTTACATTCATTGCCTTTTCTGTCGGCTATACAGCAAAAACATATATCATTGTACATTTCTGAGATTGATGGAAAGCCGCCAAACATGCCATATAAACAATTTTTTGGTACTTTCTTTAAATTACTGCAATCAACATCAACATGTGGTAAGGTTTCCATTGTGCCGCGTGTTGTGGTTTCTTCGGCTTCTGAGGTTTCAGTTTCTTCGATTTCTTCGGTTTCTTCGGCTTCTTCTATTTCTATATGACAATCATATATCATTTCATCAACCAAATTTTTAATAGTATGATTAAAAGTGTCCTTATGAGATATAATCATGCCATCATTTTTGATGTAATACCACAAACCTGTTTCGTAGTCCTTATACAGCACTTTTGTAATCTGCACATTGTCCTTGATAAATAAAACATTGATATGTAATTTCATCCACGACGTTTTTGTTGTGATTTCAGAAATTTCCAAATCATCGAAATGGAATGTAAGGAGTTCTGTTTCAAGCTTTCTTGTAATCATATTCAAATCGTTTTTCTGGTTTATCATATTCTTACCTTTCTTCAAGTCTTTCCTTGATGTCTTTGTTTTCTTTTCTCTTTCTGATTATATTATAGCAAATATCAGAATATAAACAATGATATAATTTAACCTCTTGTCAGAAGATTATTGATCTTTTATAGTTCATAGTTTGTTAATATTTGTGACATTATTTGTTTACACATAATCGAACAGTTTCTCGAACACCCCTCCGTGAAATTTTTAACAATATATTTTCATA